CGTATCTCGGTTCCATAGGTGAGGAAGACCGGGATGCAGCTAAACTTGCTCTGCAAGGTGTGGTGCGTGACGTTAGGAAAAGCTTGAGCGAGATGCTCGCTACCTGCACCACCCTTGAGCACCGATTCCTGAATGATGCGTTGATAACCAATCCGCAGCAGCAGGCAGAGCATGAGGCAAAATTGCGTAGGCAGGAACAGCGCCAGTTGGAACAACAAGCGCTCCTCGCAAAACAGAAGGCGGAGAAAATTGCCCGCCTTGAAAAACAACTCGCCGACGCACGAGTTGAGGACTATACGATGAAGAAGATAGAACCATCTGATTGCATCGTCCAGGAGAGCCCTAAGAGACTTACTGCTGGCTTATGCCAGCTGCCTGGAGACAATTTGTGTCTTAGTGCCAGTAATTTCGGTGTGACTTCAGACGGAAAACAGCTCCTGAGCTGCTGCCCCGATTTCAAACTCGAGGGCGACAAAGAAGGCCTTCTACGGTGCAATAATTGCCTGTGGAGGGGACCCATTTGGCCGCCCGCTGGGCCGTGGTGCTGTGATCCCAATGTACCAATTGCAACTTGCGTGCACATATTTGATTATATGGTGCGCGACGGGTTCTTGATATGTCAGAGGTGCCTCTTGAGCACCTGTCTGTCGTATCGTCCCGTAGTGGGGACGCCCGCAACAGGATGCGGGATGGTCAAACTCGACTTGAACTGCCCACCAATGTGGTTCCATTTCTTTTACATTGGAGGATGGGATGGTTTTCAGGGTGTTTTGATCGACTCATTCAAATGCACAGAGGCTGAGGAGAAAGAGCTCCCTCGTGAGAGGTTGCAGCTTGACAGGTTGAGAGGTGGAAGAACACCTCTCCCGGTGCAGAATGAGTCACCCAAGCAAAGGGTGCCAACCCCCAAAGAAGTAGCGATTATTGAGGAGGCTAAGCAGAAAGTTGCTGAGCAGGTTCTAGTCGCCGCGGCCTCGAAAGAGGCCTCCAGTCCTGAGGTTGTTGATGCGCAACCCTGGCCTTTTGAAGTGTGTTCGCGAGAATACTATTTTAAACTTCGATCGGTTTCAGAGGCCGCTCACAGCCTTTTCCCATCGGACTTCCCAAGTGCCAAGGCGCATGTGGTGCAGATCATGTGCGTCTTGTTCCCCTCACTGGTTGGTGAGAGGATTCTCACGAAGGAGTTCGATAAGGACTGGTTGCCCATCTTTAGGGAGTTGTGGGGTCTTTCCGATTTCAAGATCGATGGAGACTCCATTTTGACAAGTGCTGAGAAGTACTTGAAAGCAATCACTGACCTTGCAGCGCTTCGGCTGAGGCGCCGTGTTGGTGATGGGTCCGATGAGGGCTTACAGTTGGCAGAGCAGATTGTTGCTGCTGCCTCTGCCCTGCACAAACAGCAGGAGGAGTATTTAAACTCAAAGCAGCCCCGCTCTCAACAGAAGAGTGGGGCCCCTTCAAATTCCTCGGGAAAAGGAAAAGGGTCCCAGCAGGGAAAAGGAAAATCGTCACAGACGACCGAATCCCCTGGGAAATCCCAGAAGGCCTCGTCTGGCCCCAAACGGACGCGGAAGCGGAAAAACAAAGTTTCCGCTACCACGTCCGCTGGTTCAATAGGACAGCAGAACCAGCAGAGCTCCCCGCAGCTCTGAATATAGCGGAGGAATTGTACAGCCACGCGCGTTGGCGTTTGCCAGTTAATTGGAGGACTCGTGAAAGGGTTAAGTCCATCATTGATAAAGGCATAAACAACGATGGCTCACCAGGGTATCCCTATAATCTTAGGTGGGCGAAAAATAAAGATGTAAAGCTCAGCCCTGCTGAGGGCGGCTTAGGGGTAGACGGCATTGCAGATCTTGTTATGACTCGCCTATCTTTGTATCGCGACTGCTTCGAGGCAGGCATTGAACCAGAAAAAGTGCCAGTCGAAGAGCTGAGCGACCCCGTCCGGATCTTCATTAAGTGGGAACCCCACACAGTGGAGAAGGCAACCATCGGACGGTGGCGGCTGATCTGGTCCGTCTCATTGATTGATCAGATTATTGATGCTGTTCTTTGGGACTCGTCTCTGCTTGCGGAGATTGAGAACTTTAGACGCATCCCTAGTAAGCCGGGTTTCTCACCGATGTATGGAGGTTACCACTCCTTGTTCACTCAAGTTGATGATGGTACCAATCGCATTGGGACCAAGGACCTACGGGGTATGGATTGGACCATGCCCGGCCACTACTATGTAGCCGACACTGAATCTCGCTTGAGACTATGCCAAGACGAGATCCCCCCTTTCTTTTCGTGGCTGGCGCGTGCCCGTACGCGCGTTGAGTCATGTGGCATGGTTATTTTCTCGGATGGAACACTGTTGGTGCAAGTTCAGCCAGGCATCAATCGTTCGGGAAGTAAGAGAACCATCTCTATCAATGGTCGGGCTCAGGTTTTTAACAGAATTATCACTGAGATCCGTGTCCATGGTGACTTTGTGTGGGACAGAGCGTATCTGGCCGCCATGGGCGATGATGGGCTTGAGAGGATGAGGGACTTGACGGAGGAGCAGTACCGTGCCGTCTTGACTGACCTTGGGTTCATCTTAAAATGCCTTAAGATGGGTAAGATTGAGGACATGCATTTTTGCAGCCGTAAGGTAGCATTTATGCGTGGGCAGTACGTGCCATTACCCATGAACTGGCTGAAGCATTCCTTCATGTTGAAGACTCATGAAGACAGGGAGGATGTTCTCGCGGAAACGCTTGAGAGCTATTGCTTCGAGTACGCGTTCGACGATGAGAAATTCCATCTTCTGCAAAAGATGTTGAGGACTCTCGCACCCCAACGCGTCCGCTCTCAAAAATTCTGTCAAGCTTTGGTCGCAGGCTTTGATTTGCCCCGTTTGATGCTCCGGGATTCCGGAGCAAAGACGGAGGCTCAGGCCTGCGAGACCATAGCATGACGGGCGGAAATACCAAGGGGAAGGGGAAGGCCTCGCGCCGAGTGAAGACTGTGAAGGCAGCCGTCAAGAAGGTGACGAACGAGGTCAAGCAAGAATTAAATAGGGAAATTGCGCAAAAGGCTCGTGAGAGTGGAGCCCGAGCCATTGCGCGGGTGAATGCAGAATCACCTTATCTCCGTTGCATTCTTGACCCCGAGGCCTACGGGCCTGTGTGCTACCCTGATGATTTCGGTGGTGAGGTCACGCTTGGGAAATTTGTACTTTCCAAGAATGTCATCGTTGACTCGAACGGCGACTTTTCGATCTGGGCATCTCCGTGTCTAAACAACACGTTGAGGTACCCCCAGCTTCAAGCCGCCCAGACTCCCACCTACACCTATCAGAGGTCGTACCAACAAAATAATGATGATCCTGGGCATCCCAAAGTCTCCATCCCAGCAACAATCGGACAGTTCAACTATGTTAACCTGCCCGAGGGTCCCTTCTACACCAGCTCAGATGGCACTGAGAATGGGCTGATTGTGAAGGAAAACACCAAAATTCAACTGCCTCCAGGCTATACAGCCTGTACACTGAACATCCTTGCTGCGGGTACAGCGCCTTTCAACGGTACAACGTTGTCATGGCAGATCCGCATCCCGGGCGGCACGGTGTTCGCAGTGACGCCAGGAACGCCTTTGGCGATTTCCACTGGCCTTGAGTGGTTCCAGATTCAAGTGAGCCGCTCGGCCGGTAGCGCGAAGGACTACCTGAAGCAGCTGCAGTTTACCCTGACTGTGGCTACTTTGGCGAAGAACGGACCGCAGGCGACCATCAACATCCCCGATTATGACATTATTGTGGGTGACGATGTTGAAGAGGTGGAGGGCGGAGCGTCTCCGGACGTGACGACCACGACCCCTTTGTATACCGAGTACAGGCCAGTGGCAATGTCACTGACCTGCTCTTTTGTGGGCAACGAGCTCTACAATGGTGGCACTATTGCCGCCATCTACCTTCAGGGTGGTGATACCCCTCAAAGGTTGGACTACCCTACGTATGAGGAACTTGCCCAAGTGCCGGGGGCCTTTTCTGGCCCCCTCAAGACTGGTGCCTATGGCTGGTGGTATCCGACTGATCCAGCAGATGTTTCTTTCCGTGAACCCAACTTTGACAACGGAGAGGGAGGTTTACCCTCCATTTACATGGCCGGGAAAGCCACGGATGCCGCGAACACTCAAATTCGACTTCGGTTGTGTCTCTGTGTGGAAGCCAAGACAACACGCCAGCTCCTCGTCAAAATTCCCTCTGTCATTAATCCTGACATGATTGACGCGGCCAGCAAAGCCCTGCAGAGCATGCCCCACTGCATGGAGAATCCTTTGCATCTTGAGAAGATTGCTCGATTTCTTAAGGGAGTTGTGCATAAAGGAGAAGAGCTGTGGCAAAGATACCAGCGGCCAGTCATGGCTGCGGTCGCTGCAGCTAAAACCGTCGCGCCGCTGTTCATGGCTGCTTAAACCAGCGCCTGAACATGCGGTTGTGTGCTTTTGGGAG